GATATCGTACCGTACCTCCCATGCTGTTTTGAGAAAGATCACTCACAGATTGAGGGGAAACCATATGGAACTTACTTTTATGGGGAACAATCAAAACAGGGTATTGGTGTGGGACAACAAGATTTTATCACAACTAATAAATTTACTGATAATAATATTTATGGAACCCTACCGGAAGATATTCAAAAAACAATTAAGCTGTTTAGTAGCGAAGATAATTATATGTTCCTACGTAAGGGAGTCTATGATACAAAAAATAGCTTTTTGCAATGTGTCTTGGAGGCCCTAGAAGATGAACAGATTAAAGAATACAAAAACAAGGATAATATCGAAATATATTTAAATGATTTACGTCAATCTATTGCGAAGAGGGAAAAATATATATCAGTATGTAAACAATCTATGTACGATTTTAGTGACCAAGAAATTATTGATATACTAAAAGATCCCAAACAGTATTTTGACCCATATTATTTTACATCACTCTTAGAAAATTTCCTGGAATGCAACATATATGTTTTTAAAAGGTGTAAGACAACAAGAAGTCAATTAATGATACCTAGGCATCTACAGGGGTATTATAAGACTCAAAAACAAAATAGATGTATTTTTATATATGAACATTTGGGAAGTGATTCTAATTATGCAGATTATCCAAGGTGTGAATTGATTGTTAAATGGCGTAAGAACATAGCTGGGGATGTTCTACAATACGCAGATTATGATTCCAACTTGTGTAAGGGTGTTGTAGGTATATACAATCAATTAGTTACATCATATTCATTAACAACTCAAATTTCCGAAACAATTTTTACACTGCCAGATTCTCTAGATCTAATAGAACAGGGTATAGACTCATATGGTAAATGTAGGATGCTTAAGGTTAGATATAAGAAACAGATAATAACTATACTAACGGATCCAATGGCCCCGATGTTACTTTCGTCCGTATCTGAATGGCTTGTTACAAAAAATAGTAGTGAAGTGATTATCGAGTTTGCAGCGTTTCTGGGTATGTCTATTACAAAACAAAACATCAACAATGATGTGGCCAAGTCCTATGGAGGGAAAATAGGAAATCTTAACGTTACTATTCCAATTATTGATAGAAGTATATCTAATGGCATACCAACTTATGAACAAAATATAGACTATCCGATAAGTAATGTTTCATCTATATTAAATTATAATTTCTACAAGAAGGTATCTAGGTACATAATAGCTTATGTTATGTGGTTGTATTCGAAATATCTCTATAAGACCAAGGAAGACATAAGTATAAATAGTATGAACTCCTTCCAGAGAAGTAACATTAAAATAGATGAGAATTTTGTGTACGGAAATATTAACAAGACTTTTAGTATGAATAGTGGGGTTATGAGTGGTAATAAACTTATTGTTAAATCCGAGGAAACCCTAAAAAGACTGCTATATGTTTTACGTATTCAATCTAGAAATCGTCGTAAAATATTGACTTACCACACCCGTACAGTAATAGAAGATTATTATCAAGATATCACTGATTTTGACCAGTATCAATTCCAAGTTATATTACAGGGGGAAGATTCAGTTGATAAGTGGATTGGAGAACAAAGAAGTAAATATTTACTCTATGACTTTATACAGCATACCAAATTGACACCCTACTTTTTCCGTAATAAGTTGATAGACGATCATATATATCTAGCTCAAAACGTAGATACTTTAGAAAAAGCTTACAACATAGCGCATACATGGAATACCGATAATTATAATCCAGGGGAATCAACAGAACTAACTAAATCTAGGATGACTGATTATACTCTTTATTTGTATGTTAACAATGAGAAGATCGATAAGAAAGTTTATGGTAACAGTGTAACTGCAGAAAATTATAAAATAATTGGTTACAAGATAGAATCTATATCTGCGTTTACTGTTCTATTGAAATTATAGGAAGATGTTAACCGGATTATGCAAATAACATAATTTAAAATTGATTATAAAAGGACGCTTTTTATAATTAAAATCAGTTATGCCGCCAAAAACCCCAACTAAACGTTATCAAAAGAAAGATCCCATATCACATTGTCTTGACAGACCAGACATGTATGTGGGATCTACTAGGTTACGTGATATATCCGAATATGTTGCCGAATGTAAAGACGGTAATTATAATATTCTTAATAAACAAATTGAATCATCCCCAGCTGTTCTACGTATATTTATAGAAGCCCTATCTAACGCAATAGATAATGTAGAACGTAGTAGGGGTACGAAAACTCCATGCACTACAATTAAGGTGTCTATTAACAGTGAGACTGGTCAAACTACAATATGGAATGATGGTGATGTTGTTCCTATCGAGCTTAATGATGATGAGGGTGTCTACAATCACACTATGATATTTGGACAACTTTTGACTGGATCAAATTATGACGACGAGGAAGAACGAGTTTTAGCTGGACGAAATGGATTGGGTATCAAATTATGCAATATTTTTTCAACTAATTTTAGTGTGCAGGGATGTGACCCTGCGAACAAAAAACTATTATCTCAAACTTGGACTGATAATATGAGAAAAACATCTGAACCAATAATAACAGATTCTAAGGAAAAGGGGTTTACACAAGTTAGTTGGATTCCTGATTTCCCTAGGTTTGGTCTAGATGGTTATACCGATGATATTATAGCCCTATACAAACGCCACGTGATTGACGCTGCAATGCTATCAAAAATACAGGTTTATTTAAATGACGAACTGATCCCGATTAAGAATCTGAGTCAATATGCCATGTTATATGATTCTCCCACCGATGAAAAATTACTTATCAAAACAAAAACAAGCGAGGTTCTTGTCTCTGCAATTGGAATTCCTGGTTATGAAAGTATTTCATTTGTAAATGGAGTTTACACCCGTCTCGGGGGACAACATGTTGATGCATGGTCTGAAGCGTTGTTTCGTCCCATAGTAGATAAGTTCAATGGAAAAGACAAAAAGACTAAGACTAAAACTCCCAAGATCAATATTACAGATGTTAAAAACTTTTTCAGACTTTTTGTTGTCAGCACAGTAGTACGACCTGAATTTGACGGTCAGGATAAAAATAAATTAGAATCCCCAGCAGTTGAAACACAAGTCAAATCATCCCATATAACTACAATATCTAAATGGTCTGTAATGGAAAATATTGAAGATATTATCAAGAGCAAGGAGATGATGGTGCTGAAAAAAGCAGAACGTGGGAAAAAGAAGGTAAAGGTGGATGGGTTAGATCCAGCTAATAATGCAGATGGTAAATTCTCTACAGATTGTTCTCTTTTTGTATGCGAGGGGTTATCAGCAAAGACATATGTAGTTGCAGGTATTGATACTGGTGTATATGGTAAACAGGGACGAGATTGGTTTGGTGTTCTACCCGTTACTGGTAAAGTTCTAAATGTTAGAAACGCAACTCCCACGGCCATTACATTAAACAAAGTTATTGTATCTTTCATACAAACGACAGGATTACGCCATGAATTAGACTATACTGTAGATGCAAATTTCAAAACCCTATCCTATGGTAAAGTAATTATTGTGGCAGATGCTGACGTTGACGGCATACATATTGAGGGATTAATTATGAATCTAATTCATTCTATGTTTCCATCCCTGCTAAGTCGGGAACAACCCTATATAATAGGTATGAAAACTCCAATTGCACGTGTCTTTGGTGCAAGGGGTGTGGAAGATAAGTTGTTCTATGATGAACGCAGATTTAATGAATTTCTAAGGGAACAAACTAAAAAGATTAATGCAAAATATTACAAGGGATTGGGTACGACTAGGGAGGAAGATGTGCCTGATACTTTTGGATTGAAAATGGTTGAATATATAAATGATGACTTTGCCTCACTAAACATGAATAAGGTATTTCACAAAAAACATGCTGATGCCAGGAAGGAGTGGTTAGAGGGATATAATCCAAGTAAATACTCGTTTTGTTTGGATGATCAAGATAGTATATGTCAAATGAATTTATCTAACTTCCTAAACGGAGAAATGATCAAGTTTTCCCACGCAGATTGTGCACGTAGTCTCCCCCATATGGTAGACGGATTGAAAGAATCACAACGTAAAATTTTATATGCAGTCTTCAAACGCAACCTTAGATTCTCTGGTTCATCTCTGAAAGTAGCCCAATTGAGCGGTTATACTGCCGAACATTCTAATTACCACCATGGAGAACAAAATCTACAAGATACAATTGTTAACATGGCGTCTGGATTTCCTGGAACTAATAATATACCACTTCTATATCCGGATGGTGGATTTGGTACCAGATTAGAAGGTGGAAAAGATGCCGCTAGTGCGAGGTATATTTATACCAAATTAGAAGGGATGACTGAGTATATATTTAAGACTGAAGATTTACCATTGCTTACCCAAGTAAACGATGATGGTGATTTAGTTCAGCCAGAATATTATGTGCCAATAATCCCCATGATTTTAATAAATGGTTGTACTGCGGGTATAGGTACAGGTTGGTCTTGTAATGTGCCATGTTATAACCCACTCGATCTGATTGAAGCAATACGAAGTTGGTTAACAAATGATCACGAAATTATTGTTGAAGACCCCGACACGGGAATTAAATCTTCCATCATATCAGAACTAACACCCTGGTACAGAGGTTTTAAAGGTGAAATATCTAAAACTGGTGAAAACAAATTCACTACGGAAGGTATTGTGGAACCTGGTACTAAAAACACAAAGAAAGTTACTGAACTTCCAATTGGCTTATGGACCAATAAGTTTAAGGAGTTTTGCGAAGATTTGGTTGTTGATAAGAATCTCAAGGGTATGAAGAACTATTCTACAACTAGGGATGTTGATTTTGTATTGAATGAGTCCCCTGATGGAATGTCTTGCAACATACAGAATCTTAAGTTGCAGACTTATGTTTATACTTCTAATATGGTGATGTTTAATGAGGATAATCAGTTGAAAAAATATGATATGGTTGACGAGATTATTAATAATTTCTGTAAGGTAAGGTACGAATTTTATGTTAAACGTAAAGCATATCAAATACTCCTTCTAGAGAATGAAATTCGTTATCTAACAAATAAACAAAGATTCGTCCAAGCAGTTATTAACGAGGAACTAATTATCATGAATGTACCAGAAACAGATATACTAGAACAATTGGAATCCGAAGAGTATGATCAAGAACCAAAATGCGGTGGTTACGATTACTTATTGAGGATGCAAGTCCGTACATTCACTACAGAAAAGGTTAAACAGCTTGAAACTGAAATTAATAATCTAGATCAAAAGCTCAAGACCCTTAAAGCTACCTCGGAAGAGCAGATATGGAGAAATGAGTTAGATGAATTTGAGAAAAAATATTTATTATGGTTAAAAGATATGGACGGACGAGTTCCAAAGAAAAAAGGAAAATCTAAAAAATAAAATATCATAAATTAAAATGGTAGCTAAAGTTTCAATAAAAGATTATTGCTGGTTTAGAAAGCAATGTAAAGATGAACAAGAAGAAACTTTAAAACTTATCGATATTAATCCATCTAATATTAAATCACTTAAAAAAACTCAATCATGCCCTGCACGTCTTGATTTTTTAGATGTTACATTGTATAATGGAAAACCGACAGATCCTAGAATACCCCAGAACATGATGGAAAGTACAAATACAATTTTTCAATATGATGAAACAGACAACAGATTTAAACCTATTAAGAAAGCAAATAGTTGCATTGTATCATAATATTTTATTATAATAGATTATAATAAAATGAACACAGTAGCATTATCTGTAATATTATTAGTTATATTAGTAAGTTTACTAGTTATATTAGTAACTTTGAAGGTATTACGTGGTGGTCTTTGCTGTACTACAAATAAAAACTCGATGCCATCTGCACAGTATCCACCGGTCGAATCTTACCGTATTAGGTCCAAACGTTCCCGTAGTCGTCTGGGTGATGCATATACAGGACACAGCTTGTGTTCTGTGATGTAAATTATGATTAAATTGTATTATTAACTAGTAATACAATTACAAATGTAGTTCACCATCTATCTTATACTTTTCTGCACAAAGTCAGTTGCCTACATAATTTATAGTAAACTTTTCCCAATTTTACCAGATTTTAAAACACATCTATTTGTTTTAGGGTTCAAGATCTTGTCAGAGGTGCATTTTTTAACAGGTGTCTTCTTCCTACTGACTTTCCGTTTGGCAGGTGTCTTCTTCCTACTGACTTTCCGTTTGGCAGGGGATCTTTTTAATTTATTTTTTACAAAGTCATCTATATTATCAAGACATTTAACATATTTGACAATGTTAGCATTTTCTACGTATTCCCCCAAACCACTTCCCTGATGCAACGCATCTCCCTGGAGTCCATATTTAAAAGGAAATAAATACCCATCGTCCTCATAATATTTACTATTGATATTTTTCATAACTATACCCTTATCCGCAAACATATAGCTTATCGTCAAATCATCAGACAATTTACAATTAATATCCAATTTAGCTAATTTCTCTAGGAATGGAATATCTACCAATCTCTTTTTGTAAGAGATTGCCCCCCACCCCTCTACTATATCTACAGTTGGCCACCTTGGTTTTCTTTTAGGCCATTTTTTCCGATTAAAATCCATTGTACCCTCAAACTCTTCCCAGACAAAACCAGACCCAGTCCATATTATATTTGGGTATGTTACAGAAAAATGAATTAACTCATTTATTAGGCAAACTGGATATCCAATATCATCATCTATACTAATTATAATTGAATTAGGATCGCGGACAGCCTTTAGTGTAGGTAAAACTTTAGTTATCGGTCCAATATCATCAGCAGGTCTTCTAAATTCAATACGAGATGACATATCCTCTATAAATTTAATATCTTTGTCTGAATAGGGTTCCTTGTTTCTGTATAATCTCGGTAAAGTAACATATATTTTTCTAATATATGGATTTGTTAATATAATACTTAATGTTACACCAATTTTTTTCAATCTTAATGGGGATGAAGTTAGGGTAATGTAAACTCCATGTTTTTTAATATATTCTAGACATTTAGAGTTTAATTTACGGAGTGGTGTATTAAGTAATTCCCTATATTTTGTAACTTCATTTTTTTTCAAATTAGGTCTTACATATTTATCATAGATTTCTTTATCGACCATTTATTATTATTAGATTTTTTAATTTCTTGCGTTTTAAATACATAATTCCAAACTAATCCACCTATAATGCCGGATATTGCTCCAACACAATGACCAGATAGAGAAACTTTAGGGCTTTTCATAGATGGCCAAATTACCATAAATACTATCGATAAGAACATAATTATATCTAATTTTTTACTTGATACCATTTCCCAAGTTAATATACCAAATAATATTCCTGAAAATCCAATACTACAGGGTACATTAGGAAATATTTTATGGACCCCAACCTCTATCACTGCATTTATTGCCATTAAAAATAACAATAAGGCCATAAAATTGCTCCACCCTATCTTTCGTTCCACCCTAGACAGAGAATATAACGCTAGCAAGTTAGCAACTAAATGATTAATATCTAAGTGAACAAATTGAGAATAGAAAGCAGATAATATATCTTTCCCACATGGAACTGTTTTTACAATTGTAGTTATGTATAATAAAAATACAACTACCAAAGTAACACTTATAAATGTACACATGGGAACCTCTTTCAGTTGATCGATTATTTTCATTTATTTATTAAATAAAAATATTTACTCAAATAAATGACAAAAGAATTATATGTTGCACCCAAAAAGGATGAAAAGAATGATAAAGAAGAATTTTGTCCCGTGTGTGCATTAGCACCCCTAGTTGTTGCAAGCGCAGCTGGAAGTACAGCCGCTGGAACTTCTAAGAATAAAACTAAGACAAAGACAATAGCTATGTGGATATTTGCTGTAATTTTTACTCTAGGTAGTATAGCATTATTTGTATACTGGTACAAGGGTGACTGTAAAACTTGTAAATAAATTTTAATTTTACATCAGAATTAAAATTTTATACACTTGGTGGCATCTCTATCGTATAAGTTTCATCTATACCCGGAAGATTCGTATCTTCAACTAAATATTTCATAAAATTACTATTCAAATCTTCTTCTGTATCCTTAATACCAGCATCCTTTCTAGCTTTCACGTATTTATCGTAATACTTATCTTTGAACTCAGCATTCGCTTCATCCAACTCCTCTATACGTTTACGTGTTTCAAGAATAATACCCCTTACTTCATCCATCTTCTTAATATGCTCTAGATAAGTCCACGATAATTGAGCCTTCTTCACACGCAACGTAATATATTCATCATACGGATCAGCATCCTCAGGATCCTGCTTAGATTCTGCCAACAGGGCTTCCTCACGCTCTTTAATATCCGTTACGGTCTTCTGCTCTTCAGCTTTTTTATTCTTAATATTACTAGAAACAGCCTGCGTAGTTTCCTTACGTATATCTATTTCCGCCGTTTCAGCAGAATAGTCAGACTTTTCCGTCAATGGGAATGGTCTACCCACATAAGCATGAAATATTTGATGATAAGAATCAACATTTCGAATAATAAACTCTGCACGTTGATCTGCCTCTTGGGGAGTTGCATAATTACCCCGTAGTTTAGCAAAACCATAGACCCCGTTGCTGTTCGGAGTCGCCCCCTTCGCAGGTATAAATGAAATTAAACCAACTGCTTGCATCGGTGGGGGAGGATCGGCATACGTGCGATCTACCCGAGGAAATTTCTGCACAAAAGCATCATTATTCAACTCTCCAATTGCCAATGTAACTTCATCTTCAGTTAAAGCAGGTGCACCCTGTTCGGGTCTCCAACGATTCTCCCTGTCACGATCTTCAGGTGTTGTTAGTGAACTTTCTTTAGTCATAGACATTTTATAGTTACAATATATAATTCTTTAAACTACTCATCGTCATCTGTTCCGTGACCGCAATAATCACTCAATATTTCTTTTGTTTTATCATAAATACGTGATTCGTGTAATTCATCTAATAATTGATCAAAAATAGCATGGAATTCATCTGTATGACCAACACTTTCACATATCACATGTGATAATTCATGCGCCAAAACATACGCTAACATATTCATATCGTAATATTCACCATTTTCATCCTTCATACACAAATGAACCTTGGCCTTATTAATAGTATAACTTTTATTACCAACATAATACTCAAGGTCATTTATACGTCTTCTAGGCCCTGGATTGGCATGATTCGGATTTAATACTGACAATGCACCTGTCCATCTTTTTTGTTGTTTAAAAAATTTTTTATAGCGCTCTACCAATGTATGTAGCACGGGATCATTCCTAGCCATAGCAAAATATTCCTGTCTTTGGCAATGTATCAAATAAATTATTAAAATAATAACAATACATCCTAAAAACCAACCAATATATTTACTATTAAAAAATCCACCTGAATTACTTTTTCTTTTCATTTAGTATTAGACCAGAGAAAAGTTATTCATCCAAAATTCCACATATAAAATTATATATTCTTTTAGAAATTATATCACCTATTCTTCTCTCCTTATCATTAGCAATCACATATTTCATATCAGACAACAACTTCACCCTCAAATGCTCAGGAGTCCTCTCATATTCCTCCATCAACTTTGACATACTACCATATCTAGCAACCACCACATCTGCTATCTTCTCCGTCACCTGCGGTATTGAAGACAATGTATTTATAAACCATACTGTCGGAGTCATATTCGCCTTCTTTTTCTTCTTCAAACTTGCCGAATATTCACTAGCAGATATCTTCTTCTCCTCACTCTTAAAATAATCATTACCATCCTTATTCAACTTATCCAACATCTTCTCCAAATACAAAGCAGTCTCATGCAAAGATGCCGTCTTATATACCTTAATATTATCCCGTAACTCAGTATTTATAATACTACCAACCAAAGTAGACACCGGCACACCACTCACTTTACTATTCAATTCCCTATCCAAATTACCCTCTATAATATACATTATCCTCTCTGTTGGTATACCAGTTCCCAATAACCTAGCCTTTTGCTCTCGAGATCTACCATCGCATATACTCGCTTTTAAATCCTCCACAGTCTTTCTCTCTATGATTAATAACGTCTCTTCACCCCTCATAAATACAATATCACCCAAATCAAGTTGCTTAACTCGAAACCGGATATTTTTACTCTTATTCAACTCCTGTTCGAGACCATTCTCGCGCATATCAAGTACCATTTCAATTTGATTGAATTCAGCCATTTTATTTACTTTTCCTTCTCCTTATACCCTTTCTTTAGAACAATCGAAATCAATTTTCACAGATGGTCCACCAAAAACGTCACAAGTACATACTCCGTCTTTACATTTACCATCAGCTGCATCATGATCTACAAAAACACAAGCCTGATAACAAGTTTAGGGATCTATATCCCAGCAATCATACCCCTTGAATCCAACATTACATACACACTCGTTATCAATACATTTACCACCATGATGGAGATTACAGTATTTTTTACATTCTATTCTTTCTTCACACGTTTTGCCATACCAAGTGGGAGAACACGTACACTCTCCATCAATACATCTTCCGTTGATACAATATTCTTCGCATGGTCGTTTTATATCACAAAATTCTCCGGTATGGGTAGGGTAACATACACATTTTCCCTCAATACAACTACCATACTTACAATTATCACTTTGGTCTGCACAAGGTATTTTTACATCACAATACGCACCCCACCAACCTCTATCACAATCACAGTATTGATAGTTAGCATCATATTTTCTACATTTCCCGTGTTTGCAATCATTGTCATTAATACATGTTTTATATTCATCACACCATTTTCCAGTATAATCATCCTCACAAATACAAGCTCCATCATGACACTCGCCATATACACAGTTCTTTTCGCAAGTTTTTTGTTTACATATAGTCTTATCACAACAGAATAAACAATTTGGGTTATCATACCAAGTTGAAGAATCAGACGAACACCCTAAAAACTCATCTGCACTAGATGGGAAAGTACATACATATGGCGCTCCTAAATCATCAGGACATTTTTCTAGTCTGCATTCTATTTCATTACAAGGTCTTTTACAAGAACTTGAAAACATTTATTATTCTTACTATAAAAATGATTTTTTGAAATAAATATTACAATTAAATAGAAAATGACGACTTTCTATCGTAAACAAGGACGTGATGCATTACAAACAGTCCTAAAACAACAAAAAAACATAACAGTAATAGAAAAGAATATCTATGAATTAATTAAAGATAATGAAGACCAAGAAAATCAATATAAAATAATTATACTACAAATAATTGGAGACATACACAATGGAAGATTATTAAAAGATATATTAAGCGATATTAAAAATAATAAAGTAATGTGGAACCATTCTAGTTACAGCCAAATGGCTAATAATATAGCTGAACAAAATGAATTCATCCGCAACCCATTCGAGGTCGAGGAAGGAGTCTTTCAGTGTAAAGCTTGTGGTAGTAAAAGAGTATATTCATATGCTCGTCAGGATAGGAGTTGTGATGAGGGTACAAGTGTTTATGCCCAATGTGTCGCTTGTAAAGCAAAATGGCGTGAACGTGGATAAAATTTCTTGCCTTTAATAAATGGGTATCTGTTTTAGTTTATGTGAAAATATGACTGTAGATGATAATTTAGTCATCAAATCTAGACATATACCAAAAAAACCAAAAAGTATTAACTTTATACCTAATCGTCCCAGAACAGTTAGATTTAACCCTAAATCTGAAAATTAATTATATATAAATATATAATTAATCTAACATATAAAACTCCCCAGGGGTGTTAAGTTTACTCGGAGGATCTAGATTTTTAAAATACAAATTATATGCTATACGTGGCACTTTATTTTCTCCACGTAATTCATTCCAACCAAAACCATTGCGTACAAAATATATTACTACTATATTATATCCAAATTCCCCAGCCATATCATAATATCTTTCACGATCTTCTTGTTTCGGATTTGTAGCATCTATAACCACATTCTTACCCGCTTGTAAGACTTTCTTAACCTCCCTAATCATACGTTCTTTATTGCTCTTAAAATTATCACTAGAAATATGCACATAACCCTTCGGAACTAATTCCCTTTCCGCATATACACTTTTACCTGCACCTTGCATACCTACCATTACTACCATAGTCTTTCCCTCTCTAATAACCACGTTGCTAGGGGTAAAAAATTCTTCCGGAGAATAATATGGTAATCCCATGTTCATCGCAAATTCCTTATCTGTTGCCGCAAAATCCTGTGGACGTCCCAATGCATCTCCCACAAAAAATCCATAATCCATATGGTTACCTATTAATTCCATGAATTTACTCCACATACCTATATCAGGCTTACGATATTCATCATGACCAGTAGCAATAAACACGTAACACGGAATCCCCAATTCCCGTATTAATGTACTTATTCTTTCTACTCGCTCATATTTAGCTTTCTCGGGTTTAACACCTTGATTTGTAAATAAAACAATAGTATAACCCTTCTTAAACAACATTATTAAGTCCCTTTTTCTATTTGGTAATAATTTTATATCCCACGGTTCTGCTCGATATGGTTCTAACTTTTTCTCAGAAAAAGTTAATGTCCAATCTACATCAAATGCTGCTATGTATTTTTGAGGAATTATTGGAGGTACATAATAAAATAAATCTCCACTCCTCTTGAATCTTATTTTACTTGTATCATAAAATTCATCAATATTAACAACATTTAATAATTCTATCATATCATCTACACTCACACTCTCATTACTATTATCCTTAAAACATTTCAATATATTTGGATTTACCGGTACGTCCATTTATTATAGATACATATCTATAATAAATAACTATTTCATATTTATTTAAAACTCTACAACAATCATATCTCCATCCTGAAGCATAGGTGGTGGTCCTCCAACTCTTGGGAGCCTAGGTTTTGGATCTAATTTATTTGTAAACAAAGTAAATATTATAATACAAATAAAGAATGAACCAATTAATGACATTATTGTAAAACCAGTCCAAAAAGCCATAGGCTTATTTTTAATTGCTTTCTTAATATTCTTATTATTCTTGGACATTTGTTTTTTATTCACCTCATATGGCTCTTTTTGCATAGGCCTATTGGGCGGCATTTGACTCACTTTAGTCGGAGTGGGTCTTGGAATTGCTCTCGGGGCAGGTCTCGGGGCAGGTCTCGGAGCAGGTCTCGGAGTAGGTTTCGAAGGTGAGGGACTGCTTATCATATCCACAGCCCGCATATCTGTTTTGCAATTATTTACACAAGCAATTTTATTGTGTGGATTGTATTCACAATATTCTAGACATTGTTTATAAGATTGCTGTATATCACCTGTACCCCTTAACAAACTAGGAAAATAATGAGGAGCTTGAACAAATACGGGTGCAGGATTTAATTGGTAATTACAGGGAGCCCTACCCATATGATCCATAGCTTCTTTCATACAACTAGCCCAGTGGGCCCCCGCACTGCCATCATTAAAAAGAACATCGTTATTGGGAAAATCATTCTGAAAAGCAGCACTTGTTTCAGCTACACAACTATTTAACTCACTAATACCTTCGTCTTCTTTACATCTTTCTTTACATGCTTTACAAGGATTTAAAGTAAATGACATTTATTCTTATTAAATATAATATTTACATAAAAATTATCTCTTATTCCGTTTACTATATGTTCTAACAATTAATACTATTAAAATTACTACCAGTGACGGTAAAAGTAATAAAAATAAAATAGACGGTATTGCTTGGAATAAGCTAATATTTGGTTTAATATATAAATCAATATTAGAAACAGGTATCTTAGCTAAGTCTAACGTATTACTTAAATACGTTTTTAAATCTTGAAACTGGTTAAACTCTAAAAACGCACTTCCCTGTCCACCTAATAATTTAGCAGATCCAGACCAATGCAAATTACCAGAAATATCAAGTGTTACACAATTTCCATAGGGTGTAGAATCCGCTGTGTACACTTGTTTATCACCATTAATATCCACCAACTCTACACTCAATATACTAGGAAAAATTATATTATTAACTGATACTGTTTCTATAATTTTAAGTTTTCCTATTTTGTGTAATATAGGGGTCTCAAGATTTTTAGAATATATGTTGTATCTTGTAGGGTATTCATCTCCTACTTTAACAATAGTTTCTTGTCCTGGAAAACAAGTAACCATATATTGGACATCACCATCAATATGGAAATTGATCCACATATATCTACCCAAACCCCCCAATAGTATACGAGTTTGCATAATTGTTAGGGATGCGTCTAATAATAATTGTCTAGGAGTATTTGTTCTCATCCACTGATGATCAAACCAACCATCGCCATTATTATGGGTTGTAGTTGCACTAGAGCCAATACTTATTTGAGATTGACAAGAAAGCTGAGGGTAAGATAAATATAGTGTTCCTAAACCAGATTCACATGGTGCACAACCACCGTCACCATTAAAATTTGCTGCTTGGACCTTTTCGAATTCTGTATACGCGCTAAAATTATTACCTGTTTGGTTACAGATAAAATTGAGTGTAAATTTTTTATCTGTGGAAACAAATTCTATACTACCTCCATCATACATAGACCATTCAGCTGTAAATTTGAAATTATTCGGATCTGTTACTGTATATGTACCCGGACATATAATATATGGAGAATACCTCCAAGTATTTTTTCCATTACCAACTCCCATAGATATGAAATAAACAGTTGTCGCGCCAAGTGGCAAGCAATATTTATCTCTAATTTTTTTGATTCCCAAGTCTAGACGCATTATATAATACATTACATTAGCATCATCATAAGTTGCATACCCCCAATACCAACCTATTATTCCTTGTTCAAATCTAAATAACATAGAATCTTCTATACTATCTAATTTATTAAGTGGATAAGTGCCCAAGTCATTATTAGGCATTATACCTGTTAAACACGCTCCACATAGTTCTTTGTGGTCATTTGCGTTCGTAATTGCTTTTTTACATTCTTCCATTTTACGTTTATTATATGGTCTAAGTAACCCAGAATTACATTTTATGTACTCAACCTTGTCTAATGCAACTTTCTTAAGAGTGTCAAAGCTCGCAGTTTCCATTGTTTGGGGGTATTCTAATGTAGGATAATTAGGAAATCTTTTATATAAATAAGTTACTAAGATTAATACTATTAAAATAGCTAGGAATATTATATATTGTTTCATTTATTATACAATCAATTTTAAGATTTTAGGATTTTCAAACTTTTTCAGATT